CTAAGTCTGTGCAGCTTGATCCAAACAATCCACAGCACCAAAAAACCCTTAAAATCTTAGGAGAGTTTTAATGAGCGTATATTCTGATTTAGCACACGAAGTTTTTTCTGTAGAGTTTGGCTCTGACACTGGCACAACCACTTTCACTCAAATCAGCGGTTGGTTTTCGACTAATTTAGGGCTTCTTAATAATTTGCTTTATACAAATTTTAGTGGTTCTGATCCCTCCTTGGGAGAAGAAGAGAAGTCTATTTTCAAAGAGCTTTATTTAAGCAATTTTTATTCACGCCAAGCTCGAAATGCTCTTCGCGGCATCTTGGCATCTAGTAATAATGGCGACAATATTCTTTCTGTTTCTGATGGCGATAATTCAATCACGTTTGTTAATCGCAACGAAGTGAGTAAAGTTTATCGCGGTTTATCTACAGATTCTCAGATGAAACTTAAAGACCTTGTTTATGCTTATAACAGCTACAAGGCTGAACCTCGTCAACTTGGCGGCATTGAGGCTGGCTACCAGTCTGGGAGTGGGTTTCCGTATTCCTATTATCCTGGCGGTTATCTATAAAGCGAATATTGAAAGCGTAAACAAAAAACCCCGCTCCTTTTGGGAGCGGGGTTTTATTTTATTGAGTGTTAGAACGCTCTAGCAGAAGCGCCAGAGAAGTAGATGCCGTGAACAGTATCGTTAGGACCACCAATTTGAGTGGAGAAGCTAAGATCAACACTCTTGTTAGAGCCGATGTCAGAAGAGTAGCTTTCGCTATCAAGACGAGCGGCTGCAAAAGTGTATTTCACAGCAGGAGTATTTGTGCCAGGAGCTTTGATGGTAAGAGTGATGTCTCTTTCGGCTCCGTCATCAATCATGTCAGCAAGGTTACGGGCTTGAACTTCATTGACAAGAGCGTTCACTGTCATTGTAGCGGTTACAGGGAAGTCAGTCACGCGAGCGAACGCGAAACGGCTACCAAGACGCTCAATTGGAGTGCGGCTCATTGGAAGTGAAAGGCTAACACTTTGAATGTTGATTGAATCTGGACCGCTGAGTGTGGAGGTTGGGGTTCCGCCTGTGCCAGTGAATCCACCAAAATCTAGTGTAATATCACCAGGGCGAAGAGCGGTTACTCCATCACCTGTAGTTGGAAGAGGAAGCTTGATATAGTCTCCAGTGCCAGTGAATAGCTTAACTCCTAGTTCTGGGTTAATTGCTGGAGTATTAAAACCAGTAAGGTTACCATTTACGGTGTAGCTAGAGGCATTGAAGCCAAGACCTTCAACAGAGACGGAAACAGTTGGTAGATCACCTACAGCAGCGTTAAGAGTATAGTCTGTGATGAAACCATTACCAATACCAATAACACCTTTACCACTGAGAGCAGTAGCTGGAGTATTGTCATAGTTAAGGTCAATGCCTTCGCTATCGGTTACGATAAAGAAGTTAACGCCAGAGGAGCTAACCATTTGGCCAGAGGCAAAGTTAGCAACAGTTGTTGGGCCAGCAGGAGCGCCAGTGCCTTGCACATAGAAACCAAGAGCGGATTCATTGAATCCGTCAGCGAGGTAGTATGAGAGGTCCAAGCTCACAGTCGGAGATTGTAGAACAAGAGCATCAATACGAGCAAGCTGCCCAAATTGGTTTACGTCTTGACGAGTGATTTCAAAGCTGTAGTTAGCGCTTTGCACACGTTTTAGCTGCTTGTGTTCAGCAGCACTTTTAGATGAGAGTCCGCTGCTTACAAACAGCCCTTCAGATTGATAGATTACGCGATTTCTTGCCATAAATAGAAAGTTTGCTTTATTTACATTTAAATAAGATGAATGAGAACTATATTCTAGGATACCTCATAATAGAAACGTCAAAATCAATAAATCCAACATATAAATCATTAACTAATGACTTTCTTGGTTTATCATTCATTTTGGAAGTTTTAACTCTTTCAATAAAATATTTATTGTTGTTTTGGTATTGGGTTTTTAAATTCTGATAGTTATAATATCCACTTTTTAAATCTCCATATTCAGTAAAAGGATAGTTATCAAAAGGAACATCAACAATACTCTCATTTCTTGAATCAGCAAAAATAGACAAAACTCCATCAAGTTGATAAGGAGTTTCGGCGATTACTACTGCATTTAAATTGGTAGTTGTTTGATCCATGCCGCCAAATGCAAAAGGCTTATTATCGAATGCAGCATTGCAGATATAAATTGCGGGAACAACTTGATCGTATGGTTGAATGTATGTGGGGCTTAGATTTGTGCCTATCTTACTTTGCGGAATGAATTTGTTTTCAATCAACAAATCTTCCTCTGTTTCATTGCTATAGTAAACACTGAAATCTTTAGTGGCGAAAGCTCCTGTGATAACTGCTCCAGTTGCAGCGCCACTAATTAAGGCGCGGCCATTGTCAAAGTCAAGAATTCTTGAGCTTGTGCTATTGTTTGAACCAGTAGCGCGGCCAGAAAATGACCCGTTAATAAAAACTCCAGAAGGAATTGTTGCGCCAGTAATAGAATAGTCGGAAACCCATTGTTTATAAGGGCTGCCAAAAACTTTGTATGTGTTAGGGACTCTTTCATCTTGATAATAATAAAAACGACCAGTTGTATTGGTGTATGCTTGACCTTTGGTTAATAAATAATTATCAAACCACAAGAGAAAAGACGATGATAGTTTATGTTGAAATTGAGGAATCATAGAATGCCCGTGAGTACGACACTTTTGTCGATTTGCTGGAATTTTTTGGCGTATTTACTTAATAGCGCAGAAATGTATGCAGTATTTTTAAACTTACCTTTTCTAATTACACCTTGCGCTTGAACGCCTGCGCTAGAACGACTCAAGTTTGAGTCTGTATTTAAATAAGAGCCAAAGCCAGATATTCCTCGCTCTATGCCTTCTGCCCAAGAGCGACCACTTGCCCAAGGCATAGGAGTAACAGAAAAAACTTCCTCTTTTGAAGGTAAAAAAATCTTCATTAAAAACCCAGATTCAGTATCTCGACCATCTTCTATCTTGCTTGATTCAATCAAGTCAATAATTGACTGTAGCGGCGAATCTCCCTCATTAAAACCAATAAAAGAAAATAAATTGCCGTAACCTCCCAAAGTTTCACTGGTATTTTGAGCGTTTGGTCCTCCAAGAATTTCAACAGAAACAGGGTGCGCCAAAAACTCTTCAAGCATTTCTTTTTTGATTTTTTCAAAAGCAGCTATGATTCTTTGCTGGAAAGCTTTGCGATTTTGCTTTACAACTGCGCGAACAACAAATTTTTGTAATTCTTTTGCGAAAGATTTTATAGAAACTTTTTTTGCCATTATTCGTCCATTGGGATTAAAATAAATTCATAATACTGCGGCCCAAACATGCCAAGAGGTTTGCCGTCGCTTTTGATTGAAAAACGCCGCCCATCCAATTCAACTCTCTTAGCTTCGCGAACATATTCGTAGCCTTCTAAATTTACTTTAATTTTAACAGTTCCCGCAGGAAGAATGATTTTATCTTGGCCAGATGAGTTCGATTGAGATTCTTGCAAGAATGTTTCGCTCATCTCAACATATTTAATTCGCGCTTGAAAAGTCTGTGAGACTTCTGTTGTTTCTGTATTAGCAGACTGTTGGCGATAAAGAGCGTTATAATTAGCAGAAGAAGAGATTACAGTTCTTTGACCAATTTTGAATACAGTGATCTCGCGAGCAAAAGTGTCGTGGATTTGATCAATGATTGATTTGATGTTAGTTTTTTGGTTTTCTGATAAAAATCCAGCCATGTTATTTATTTTTACACTTTTTCTTTTATTATAATAAAGGTATAAGGCATGAACGCAAAAAAAATCTTATCTCGTCACTATAACGAAAACACTAAGCATCTTTTTAAACAATTTTTAAGAATTGTGGAAGAGCTAAAACGGGATCACGATGATGCCCATAAGAAAATGCGTGAAAATTTGCCAGAACAATATTCTTCCATTTTAAATATGGGAGACTATCTTGATGATGATAAAATGTCTTATATCAGAAAGAAGATTTTAGATTTGGGCAATGAGACTATGCGCTCCTCAGATTCAGAATTAAATAATTTTACTGTAAGTTTCGTTTTTAAAGATTAATATATAACAAGGAATATGGAATTCAAAGACATCTACAATTTTACTGTTTATGAAACAGTCGAGAAACCTGTTGAGTCCGTCTCAAACGACGAACAAGGCAATGAAGTGAAGGTAACTAAAAAAGTAAGCGAGAAATCTCCCATCAAGGTGTTTCTCAAGAAGCCTTCGCGCCGTCAAATCGAAGAAGCTGATTTGGAATATAGCGTGGAAATGTCCCGCTGTATTAAAAAGGGCATTCTTACCAAAGCAATGCTTGTCAAAAAGTATTCTGACACTGGCGGCTTGATGAGCGAAACAGAAGCAAAGACTCTTTACCAGAACTATCAAAAGCTCTTGGAACTACAGAGAGAATATACTGAAAACGAAACCATCAACAAGGCTGACGATAATCGCAAAAAGAAAACTGAAGCTCTTTCTCTTGAGATGGCTCAGGTTCGCGATCAAATCGTCAAGACTGAAATGGCTTATCAGTCTCTCTTTGATCACACTGCTGATATGAAGGCTCAAAATCGTCTTCTCATTTGGTACATCATCAATCTCACCTATATTCAAAAAGAGAATCAAGACAAGCCAAAGCCATATTTTAGCGGCGAAGACTTTGAAGATCGTCTTGAAGACTACTATCAAAAAGAAGAGCAAGAAGACCCTCTTTATTTTGAGATCGCCCGAAAGGTTTCCAATGTTGCTGCTTTCTGGTTTTATAACCAAGCTGCCAATAAAGAAGATTTCGATGGTTTGTTTGAAGACAAAGGAGATTCGGAAACTCCCCAGAAAGAAGAGTCCCCAAAAGAAGAGTTGCCAAAAGAAGATTCGCCAAAAAAGAAAAAAGCTAAGTCTTGAATGACAATTTTTACATAGAGATTGTTAACGAGATTTTTGATGGATACACACGGTTTGATTTTAAAGATCAAACCGTGTTTTTGCGCCATTTTTCATTAAAGGATCAAGAGTTCTTAAATAACAATTTCGAACAACACAAAAATCGAGCCATTGCAAAAGGTATTCAAGAAGAAAAAGATGTATTAGCCCGACTAGACAGAGATGGCACTTGGAGCAAAGATGATGAAACTAAAATCTTAGAGCTAGAAAATTTCGTGCAAAACCTAGAGAAGACAAAGAGCAAACTGATGCTTCCTTCTCAAAAAGAAAGTCATCAAAAATTAATTGATGAAGAAAAATTTAAACTTTTTGAATTAAAAAGTCAAAAAAAACAACTTGTAGGCAAGACTGCCACAGAGTATGCTAACAACCGATCCAACGAAGATTTTTTAAGAAATCTTTTATACAGCGACGAGCAAACCACAAAACTACTTTTTTCAGACGAAGACTTTGGCGAACTAGATGACAGTGAGCTTTCATCGCTCATGAACTCTTATTACAAGATCATGAATAAATTCTCTGACGAGAATATTCAGCACGCTGTTTTACAAGACTGTTTTAGCTTGTATTTAAGCCACTGCGAGAAGCCGTGGGATTTTTTCGCCAAGCCTTTGATTAGGCTTTCGCTGTATCAACTCAAAGTTATTGCTTATGGCAGAATGTTCTTAAACATTTTCCAAAACGTTGACAAGATTCCAGATTCTATTCGCAAAGACCCAAAAGCCCTCATAGATTTCGCCGAAAGCAGCCGAAACAAAACAAAGCTCTCAAACTCTGCAAAAGATAATTCTGCCACTGCTCTCTTTGATGCTAAAAAAGAAGATTTAGATTTTGTTGATCCAGAAGCTAAGAAAGTTTCGCTTTCGGAACTATTGAAGAAAAATAACGGGCAATTAAATATGGAACAAATGATGGAAGTTATGGGACAAAAGGTGTAATAACCTTTTAAGGAATAAGGTATGGCTATAAATGTCCCTCTTAACGCACAGCTTCAAAACGCTACCCAGTTACAACAGCAAATTCAAAATGCTGTTAACTCTGTTAGAATTAATTTGGGTGGCCAAAATGGCGCAAGAGCATTAAGCTCTCTTTCTCAACCTCTTGGTCGTTTAACTGGTCAAGCAGACGAGTTCACAAAGTCTCTTGACGCTGCAAATGCTCGCGTTCTTGCTTTCGGCGCTTCTGTTGGCGTTGTTAATGCAGTGACTAGCGCTTTCAAAAGTCTTGTTAGCTCCACAATTGAAGTGGAGAAGGCTATTACTGCAATCTCTATTGTTGGTGATAAATTCACTGGTAAAACAAAAGAACTTGGTCAAGGTCTTTTTAAAATTGCAAAAGAGACTGGTCAAAGCTTTAGCGAAGTTTCTAAAGCTGCTCTAGAATTTTCTCGACAAGGCTTGCTGTTAGAGGACACTTTAAGCAGAACTCAAGACGCTCTTGTTCTTACTCGTTTGACTGGTCTAGATGCTGCGAAATCAGTTGACGGTTTGACTGCTGCTTTTAATGCTTTCTCAAAAGCTGGATTATCAACTACTCAGATCGTTAATAAACTAGCCGCTGTTGACCAAGCGTTTGCTGTGTCTTCTGCTGATTTGATTGAAGGCTTTAATCGAAGCGCTGCTGTTGCGCAAAACGCTGGAGTAACATTTGATGAGCTTGCTGGCATTATTACCGCTCTCCAACAAGAAACTTCTCGCGGTGGCGCAGTTATTGGTAACGCCCTTAAAACTATTTTTACTCGTTTGCAAGATACTAGCACTCTTAATAACTTGCAAAATCTTGGCGTTGCAGTGCAAGACTTACAGGGAAATATTCTGCCTGCTAGACAAATTTTACAAAATCTCGCTACTGATGTTGAAGGATTAGGTCAGATTACTAAAGCTGGCATTTTTAAAGACGTAGCTGGCACTTTCCAAATTAACCAATTAATTTCTCTCGTTGGAGACTTAAATAAAGAAAACAGCATAGCTGCTAAAGCCACACTAGAATCTGCTGGTGCCACAAATCAAGCTTATGTTGCTAATGAAAAATTAAATCAATCGCTTGATGCTATTCTTAATAAGGTTGCTAATACTGGTAAGCAATTAGGAAGCATATTAGGAGAATTAGGATTAACTGATAATCTTAAAGGTCTTTTAGATGGAATTAATTCTTTCTTAGAGGGCGCGAGCAGCCTCTTGCAAGGAGACGATCTTGGCTCTAATTTTGCCAAGGGTTTTGTTAAAGGTATTGGTGCTGTGTTAAGCGGTCCTGGTCTTGGAATTTTCTTGGCGATTATTGGTAAGCTGTCTCTTGATTTAGCTAAATTTGGCGCTCAAAGCTTAAAAGCATTTTTTGGTATTGGAAAAGCTGCTGCTGATCAAAAACAAGTACAAGAATCCATTGTTCAAACTTTGTTAAAAAATCAAAGTGTTTTAAGTACTATTTTAAATACTCAGGGTGGACAAAATGCACAAGCGTTAAAATTCTTAGGGCTTTTGAATCAACAGGCCGCTGCCATGCAATCTATTCAGAGTTTAGCTGGTGGTATTGCTTCAACAGTTTATGCTGGAGGGTTTCGCGCAACTGCTGGAGGTTTGCAGCGTAAAGCTGCTGGTGGATACTTGCCAGCGCAAGAAGCGTCAGATGTTCGTCGTGGCGTAGGCGGAGCTTCGCCGAGTTCTAAAGTTGTTTCTATTCCAAACTTTGCGTTTGGTGGCGGCAAACGCGGCACAATGATTGCCAACACAAGCGAGTATATTGTTCCTAATTATGCTGGCGGTGGTTCTGCCATCTTTAATCAAGACATGGTGAAGAGCATGGGCTTACCAGCGGGAGCAAAGAAGATTTCTGCGGCTGGTGGGTTTGTGCCTAATTTTGCAGATCAAATTAAAGATGTCAGTAATAAATATGCACTTATTGTTAATGAGGCAATAGGTACGCAACCTATTATTGCTTCACATAAATCTAAAGACGGTGACCGTATTGATTACAAAGCTAATGCTTACGGTATTGATTTAAGTAAATTAAAAAATCCAACCGCTTATAGTAAAAAATTCTCTCAAGAAGCATTGGTTAAAAAATATCAAAATTTTGCACAGAGAGACGCTGCGAGATTTGCTGACACTGCTATTGGGCGACCAATATCCCCAGTTTCGGTTCAAAAATTAGCTAATGCTGGATCAATACCAAGTTTAGTTGGAACTATTTTTGAGAGCGCGATTGAATCCATTATTCAAGACCCTGAATATTTAAATGCTTTTAAATCGGGTGGACAAAACGCTCTTTTTGATTTTGTTAACGCTGGTGAAGTTAATGATTTTTTTGGAATTCCTAGGGGCGTAAAATATGTTGAAGCAAAATATCGAGCGTCTGGTGACGCTTTAAAAAGTTTTGGTAGTAAAATTTATAAAGAAGAAGTGTTTGGAGCTTCTACGGCTGGAGTTGCGAGACAAAAGTTTTTATCTGGAAAACCCTTAGTCATAAGACAAAGTAATTTTGCTAATCAATTGCAAAGAGTTAGTGGAAAAAATTTCCAAGCCAATAATTTAACTTCTGATCAAATTTCTTTATTAAAGAAAGCTGGCGGAATATTGACTTCTAGTTCTGCTTCTGGCTATGTTCCAAACTTTGCCGCCGCAGCTTTGCAGCAAGCTATTGCTCGCGAAAAAAGCGCTGGCCTTTCAGATTCACAAATTTATGTTGACCAAAATTCATCATTAAAATCATCCATGAACCCAATGGGGTTAATGGTGGCCAATCGAAGAGATGAGCCTGCTGGCGGTTTCCAAGGCATCGCTCGCGCACGCAAGGAAGGCATGAATCCAAAACTTTATGGTGCGGCAAATGGATTTGTGCCGAATTATGTTAGCGGTACTGGAATTGCGCAAAGCTATGGTCTTCAACAAGCTCAACCATCAAGTGATAAAATAAATAAAAGTTTTGCCGATACTGCTGGTAAAATTTTCCTATTACAAAGCGCTTTATCATTTTTACAAGGTGCCGTTGGAGACACAGAAAACTCTTTTGCAAAAGTAACTAATACACTTGTAAGTGCAGGTGGCAATATAACTTCTTTAGCTTTATTAGGAAAAGAAATTCAAGGAATCAAAATTGATGGAACTGGTTTAGCTGCTGGTTTCGGAAAATTTGCAAAAGGTTTAGGTATTGCTGGCGTGGCTTTTGGAGTTGTTACTGAAGGTTTTAAATTTGCTAATTTTGCTATTAAAGAATTTTCGGGAGAGAATGCAAAAGCTGCATTAGCAACTGCTAAACTCGCAGACGCTTCTGATAAATTATCAATCAAATTTGATTCATTGTCGAAAACAAGACAAACTGAAATCTCAACTCAGGCGGAACAAATTCTTGGATCGGCTGGTTATGAAGGATTTTTTAACGGGATTGCAAACTTTTTTAGAGAACAAAAAATTGGTGGTGGAGATATTGGTAGTGATCCAGCAGTGAAACAAGGCGTTGCTCAATTATTAGCTTTGGGAGCTTCGAAACAAGAAGTGCAAGGAGTTCTTGAAAGCGGACGAAAATTTAAAGAAGAAAAGGTCTATACTGCTGGCTTTAGCGCGGGTAATCAAAGTCAAACATCTTATATACGCACAACGGATGTAACACAAAAATCAGATATTACTGCTGGCATAGAAAGCTCCATGACTAGCGGCTTGGGTAAAGAGTTAAGTGATAAGTTTCTTAAATTTTCTTCCGAAATAGAAAATATAGATTTTAATGCTGACTCAGCAAAAGTCCAAGAAGCAATTAAAAAAATTCAAACCGCAATTTATGGTACAGGCGAAATTTCTCCAGAATTGGCTAAAACAATTGAGGGAGAAACGAAAAAACAAGAACAAGATTTTAAAATCAAAGCCGCCAAACAAGCTATTGAATTCAATAAACCTATTAATGTTTTAAAACGATCCCTAGAAAAAATTATTTCAGATGGAGGGCTAGTTGTTGAAAATGTAGCCAGAGAACTAGAGCGTCAATCAAAATTAATAAGTGCAATTTCTTCTAGTAAAAGTTTTGCTTCTCTATCGGATAGTTCGAAACTTGTTTTTGAAATTGATTCTTCATCTAGACAGTTAGCAAAAGAATTAGAAAATAGAGTAGCTAAATTTGGCAACGATACACAAGCTGATTTGTTAAAATTTGTTCCAGAATTGGGACTGAGCAAAAAAGTAGGCACATCTTTAACTAAATCATTTAAAAATTTAGGACAAGTAAAAACAGAAGAAGATGTAAAGACTAATTTAAATTCTTTTAATGAAGCTGTAAAAAAAGCAGGACAAACTGTTGATAAAACTAAGTTTGCTGAGTTGACAAGAAAAATTACAGAAGTTAATAATAGTTTTGGAAATTTACAAAAAGAAATTGAAGTAGAAAAAGCTGTTTTAGCTTTAAATAATTCAGAAAAATTATTGGAAGCCCGCGCTTATGATACTTATAAAAGTAAATTAGCTGGATTTGTTGAAGAAATAATCAAGGGGCAAACAAGTCTAATTCAAATGCGCGGCGATCTTGACAGAATTGACATTAAAAAACAGGGAGATATTGAAATCGCAACAGCTAACGCTCGTTCTAGCAGAGAAGCAATGCTATTGCGTCAAGATATTGAGTCGAAAGCATTTCAAAAAAAGCAACCAACAGAACAAAAAATACTATTGCAGGAAAAAGAATTGGCCGCTAAAAGAGAATTCTTTACAAAAGACAACATTGCTGGATTAAATAGAAACACTGAAGCTCTTAATAATTTAACGAGGCTTTTGGCGTCTGATTTTATTAATAAAATTGATGAATCAATAAAGTTTGTTCAAGACATGCGAGCCTCTTCGGGTCCAAGTCCGTTTGGAGGTGGACCAGTACCTTTAACCACGGGCATCACACTACCATCAGGAATAAAAGATTCACAAGATGCCGTAAATTATCTCCAAAATTTAAAAGGCGTTTATTCTTCTTCTGCAAATCTTCCAATGGCAAGTTCTGGTGGTAATTTACAAACTGCTAATTCATATTTAGAACGAATTGGAAATAGCGTTACTAAAGGATTGACTTTCGCACAGATTCAAGATGAAATTGGGAAATTTGGCGTTACGCCAGAAATGCAGGACAGATTTACCGAATACGCCCAACAATTATTACTAGCTTATAAAGAGTCATCTGAGGTTTTTAATGATAAATTAAACACACTAAAAGCTCAGCAGGAAACCGAAAAAGACATATTTGATTTGCAGAATAGTTATGCTATAAAATTAAAAGCCCAAATTAGAGCATTAAACGATTCGCTGACTGATCCTCAAACCGCTGGAGAATATGCTTCCAAACTAAGACAAAGAGCAAGAGATGCTACAGAAGTAGGTAAAGGATCGGATGCTGAAAGACGAGCTTATCGTTCATCTTTTGGATATGGATTAGATCAAGGACTTGAAGAGTTGGAGAAAAGAACTTTAGACTATAAGCAAGAATTAGGAGTGGAGATTCCACGTTTGTTCTCTTCTAATCTTGCTCAAGGACTAAACGATGCAATCAGTGGCGCGAAAGACCTTAAAACAGCGCTCACTGATGCTGCCACAAGTTTCTTCCAAGAAATCTCACGCAAGAACATCTCTAACCTTGCTGACATGGTTACTGGCGGCACTGGTAATTTCATACAATCTTTATTTAAGCCAAGCATTCCTAAAGCTTTACCTGTCAATGAATTAGCTTCTGGTGGCTTCATTAAAGGCGGTTCTGGCACCAAGGACGACGTTCCAGCAATGCTCATGGGCGGCGAATATGTTATGAAAAAATCCGCCGTAAATAAATACGGCAAAGGATTCCTAGACGCTCTCAATAACGGCAAAATGCGCGGCTACGCCACTGGCGGTTTAGTTGACCCAGAAACATTCCCAACACAAACTGGCCGCAGTGGATTCTTCACTCCTGGCGACTATGGTCAAGGAGCAATCACTGGCAAAAATGAACTTCTCACTTTTGCAACCCAAAGCTTTACTGGTGGTCAATATGACTACATGGGCGGCTTTGGAATGAGTGGTGCAAGCGTTGGCTTGGAGCCAGAAAGCGCTCGACTCTCTTCTTTCGGCAGAGAGAACAGCCCAATGTTTGAAAGAGTTCAGCAGTCAAAAGATGAGGCTTTTGGAGTTTATCTACAAGGATTACAAAAAGAAAAAGAATATTCTCAATTATTGGATCAAATTGCCAAAGATAAAAAAGCTCGTAAAAAACAATTACAAATGGCAATCATTTCAGCAGTTGCATCTACTGCTCTTAATTTTGCTGGTAGCGCCATGTTGTCTGGAGCAAAAAATGGTATTGCTGCTGGTGCAAAAACCGCTGCCGCTAGTGGAAAAACCTTTGGCTTTGGAGCAAAATTCATGGCTGGAGCAAAAGGTATGTTCACTGGTGCAGGTGGTCAAGGTGGATTAGCTAATATTTTTAAAGGAACAGGAACTCAGCTTTCTGATTTAGCTATCGCTAGGCAAAATGCAATGAGTGGGAATATAGCAAGCCAGTCAGTTCAAGGAGCAATGTCATCTCCACAAATGGGAAATCAACCAGGGTTAACACTGCCGATGACCGCCACAGACTCCATGAATTTAGAAGATAACATTAAGTTATTTAAAAAATACAATTTTTCAAGTCTTGTCAAAAGTTTGTCCAATCAAAGTTCAGGCCCGAAAGCTCAGGGCGGCGGCTTCAACAATCCTCTTCTACCGCAAATGACACCAGAGATAATGAAACAAATGGGATTGCGTGATTTTGGATCAGATGGTAATTATAATCCATATATAAAACGCGCTTCTGGCGGTTTAATTTCTGGCGGCTCTGGAACCAAAGACGACATTCCAGCAATGCTTACTGGTGGCGAATTCGTCTTGAATAATCGCGCCACTCAACGCCTTGGTGTTCAAAACCTTAATAAGTTAAACAACGGTCAATCAGTTGGCAGCGAAGGCTCTTCTGCTGAAATGACTCAAGCTTTAATTTCCAAACTTGACGAACTGATTCAAACAACTTCAAACTCTTCTCAGAGCAATGTGGTTGTTAATGTTTCATCCACTGATCAACAGGAAGAAAACCCTGCGGACATGAATGAAAGAGATAGAGAGCTTCAAAAGAAAATCCGCCAAGCTGTGCTAGATGTTATCGCTCAAGAAAAAAGACTAGGAGGATCGCTTGAAAAATCACGATGAGCATAGACCGATCACTTTCAGTTCAACCATACGATCAAGTTTTTGTTGTTAATGGCTATCAGCTTTCTGGAGTTGAAAGCATCAGTATTAATTACAGTGTCCCATTAGAAAATTCTTTAACACTAGGATCAACTTATGGCTATAATCTCAACAATCCAATCCAAGCCGAAATATCTTTACAGCGCAGCATGTTGTACCAAGACCCGCTTTTGGCTTTTACTGGCGACTCTAGTTTTTCTGGCAGTTTAAGTTATAACGGAAAATCTTATGGATTTACAAGCGGCTTCTTGAATCAATATGGTATTTCCTGCACAGTTGGCGAGATTCCTTCAATCTCTTGCAGCATCACTGTTTATGGAAAATTAGAACCATCGCTAGAAGTTTTAAAAACACAAGAGCATCCAAGTCTTTTTATTCCTAGCCCACGGTCAATGACTATTTCTGGGAATAACACTGCCAACAATCGCGTAAAAAGTTTTTCTTTCGAGTATTCAATTAATCGCCAAGGAATTTATTCTCTTGATAGCGCAAAAGAGGTTGATGAGGTGGTATTTTTGCCGCCAGTTAACGTCTCTGCTTCGCTCACTTTTGATGCTTCTAATATGACTTTAGAAAACCACGAATTCTTTTTAACTAGCGCAGAACAAAAACAATTTGATATTTCAGTCAAAAACAGAGATAATAATAGTGAAATGATTCATTTAACTATTCCTAATATTCAGGAAATTTCTCAGCAGCTTTCCTCAAGCTCTGATAGTTCACTAAGTATTGTTAACAATTATATAGGATATTTATCATGACCTCAACTAATTATGAGATTAATCCAATATATTTTTACAACAGGGATAGAAATATAACTGGCGCTGCTCTATTAAATTCTTTTGAGTTTAATCCCAACTACGGTTCATCAATCAACTTTGTTTGCAAAACAAACAAGTATATGTATAACAATAATACATACGCGATGATTCCAATCACGCTGAATAATGTTGTTGCTGAATGTGATTTTAATTTTACTGTGAACGAAAACAATGCACAGCAAATTATCAATTTCTTTGAAAGCCAAAGTGGAACAGGCGCTTTTGCAATTAATGATTCTTCTCAAATATATAGACCCTTAACTGGATTTGCCGATAATTTTAACATTCAGATGCTGCAAAATAATTTGTATGGCATCAATTTAAAATTTTCAGTTGAAAGAAATTCTTCGTTCTTGAATTGGAGCGGCATGTCGTTTTTGAATTATGATTTTGTTCCTTGGCAAACTGGACAGTTTTATAAAAAATATCAACCAGTATATTTTGAGATTCAATCAGAAAGCCAATTTGATAATTTCTTTTATGCTAAAGAAGACCATTTGAGCGCAGTCAATAATTCTCCAGTAGATGAAACTATCTGGACTCAAGAATTCTTTTACGAAAATGAATTGGGACTACCTGTTGACACCAAGCCAAAAATTACAAAAAATGAATTCAAAAACTCTTTTGCTCAAAGAATCAAAGACAATCAAAACATTCATTCAATAGAATCTTTAACGCTAGAGTATAAAAATATATCTGATTTTCAACTCAAGTCAATGCTTCATTTTATTGAAAACAAACTTGGGTATAGAAAATTTGTTTTTAATTTGCCGAAAATTTACAATCGTCCGAAAATATTCTATGCAGAGAGTTGGTCGCATTCTTGGAATTACGAAGACTCTAATAATTTTAGAGTCACGCTTGTTGAAGACCCTCTTGGTCTTAAAAAAATCAGCGACTCTCCAATGTTGATTTTGTCTCAGTCACGCTCTTCAAGCAATTTTTCCATGCAGTTAGCCCCACAAAATGAAATTTGTGTAGTTTCATCATCAGGAGAAAACTTGCTCTCTACTGGTGATCCAATTAATGTTAATTGGTCAGGTTGGCCGTTAAGAAACATTAAGGTTTATCGTCCAGTATCCAATTTAGATTGTCAAGATCAAAACTTGTCAAATGTTTATTTTGCTAGAACAAGCAAGATTAATCAAATAAATGTGAGCTACAACTATATCACTGATATTAGTTTTAATGGTGCAAGAAATATTAGCAGTCTTGATGCTGGTCATAATTTGCTGACCGAGTTTAATTGTAGTGGGACGACTGGTTTGCAGAATCTTAACCTAGAAGCTAATCTACTAACCAAAATCAATATAGATAATTGCCCTTTTATAACAGGCTTAAATTTAAGATCAAATAACATTAATCAATCTGATTTTACTCAAGCTTTAGAAGCGCTAGCTTTTGGCTCTGGGCGGTCTGGACTGATTGCGATAGATAGTGATATTAATTTTGCCGTAGTAAATCCAACGCCGCAATCTGGCATTGATTATAAATATATTGCCTCGATTGATTATCGCAATTGGACGCAGCTTTATAAAAATTTACAACTTCCAATTGTTCCGACAGGTTATATCAACACTGCGGTTTTCCCAATCTGGCTAAGCAATTCGTTTAGCGGTTTAACTGGAGCTGGCTCTAACGGTTTTTGGAATTCTTCATTTAATAATTATTCAGTTGTACAAAATAATTCTCCTTTTGATTCTACTTGGGTCAAGAAACAAGACTATGAAATAGCAGCAAGGCCAACCTACTCATTCAATAACTCTATCATGACTGGTAGCGGAATCAATAACACTGGAGACTATTTATCAGCTTTTGTAGTTGCAAAATTTAACAATACTGGCAATCAGTGTTTGATTAACTTTTCGCCAAATAAAGATTATGGATTGTTCTATAGCGGCGGAACCGTTTCATTTAGAGATGGTGCAAGCGTTAGTGTTTTAACAAGCAATGTCGCAGTGAATGAATATCATTCTATTGGCTTTATTCGCAACTCAACTCATTTTACTGGTTATTTAAATGGCGTAGTTGGTAATTCTGGAACTCTTGCTGTTAGCAATTTGAATTCAATCAAACTCTCTGTTGGTGCAGCAGAAGGTTCAGCACCAAAATATTTTGGGGGCAACTTGGGTGAAGTTTTAGTGTTCTCCAACAACGCACCTTTCAATTTAAACACTGGTTTTCACAAACCTTTTAACGCTAGATTTGGAATATTTATGCCATGATTATCAAGAGTAATTCAATCATTTTAGCTTCTGATCTAAGTCCAGCTTTTCAAGCAGTTGAGGATTTTGTACCATATAAGAGGGGCTTGTTTCCCATTGCTTTTGTGGACAATCTTGCATTTGATGTTCAAGGTAATCGCATTCGCTCAAAACAAGTTGGAGGTCAAGAATTCTCAGTGGAGAGCTTGGCTTTTTCGCCAAGTGTTTCTCTTTCTTTTGATTATATTTCTTCGCTAACATTTGATAATGAAAACTTGCTGGGAATGTTTTTTAAAGGATGGGGAGATTTCCAATCTGTGTTTAAAGGCAGCAATGGCCAATCTTGCAATCTTTATTTTATCTTGAGCGATCTTTTTGGTCTTGATTTAATCCAACAAATTAAGGATCGAGGTAATTTCAATGGTTTAGAAGTCATCTCATTTGGTAACTGCACTCTTAACAATTATAATTTAGCAATCGCTGCTGCAACTATTCCAAAAACTTCTATTCAAATGGAAGCAGTTAACATGGAAATGCAGGTTGTTTCATCGAACTTGATTCAAATTCCAGCCATTAATCTGAGTGTTGGCAATAAAGATGGTGCTACTCAATTAATGATCGACAATTCAGAATTTATTACTAATCTTAATACTTTAAAGAATTCGTCTAATGGCCAACCAATTTTGCCAACATATCAAACAACAGCGTTTAACATAGTCACAGAAAATCCGCAAGTTCCATCAATTAAAATCTCTCCTTGGGCAGATGCGGCGATTTCCTCGATTGGTTTTTCAATTGCAATTGAGCGCGAAGCGAGTTATGGATTTGGCAGCGATTTCATTTACGATAAAAAAATCAAGTTCCCAATTGTTGGTAATTTAAATATTTCTGCAACAGCTTTGGCGCTCAATTCTGGAGTGCCGATTCTTACTGGAGCCATGAGCAATGAGCCATCATACTCTCTTGAGCTTCAATTTATCGACCCTAGTGAGTTAAAATACATTAACCAATCCATTCAGACTCTTTCTGGTTATGCTAATCAAAACTACAAAGGCTTTTTAACAAACAATAAATATTTAAAAATCGACAATGCCAAACTAGAATCTCATAGCCATAGCATTGACTACGCCTCTAATCTTACTGTTGAGTTTGGTTTTTCTTTTACCTGCAATGAGCAGAATGGTTTGCTAATGAAGTGGGGTCAAAGATCAGAAAAAGAAGGTGCGCAGTTGTTCACTTATGAAGGGTTAAAATTGCAGTCAATTGATGGTTCTGGCATTGATCTTGACAATTATCTTTATTTTAATGACGCAAGCACTCCAATCATTCCTTCTATCTGCGCAAGTCCAGGACTTTCAAGCGACGGCTTGATGTTGCTAACAAGAGATAATACAGCAGATTTTATAAATTATTGCGATTCTCCAGAAGCGAGTCCATCAACAACAACGACCACAACACAGCCGCCAGCACCGCCACCTCCAGCACCGCCACCTCCACCGCCGCCACCGCCGCCATCAACGACACCGCCGCCACCAACATCAACAACACAGCCTCCAGAATCACCAACGATTTATTCTCACATGGGAACAAATTGTGCCGCTAGTGCTTTAACAATTTATACATTCGTTAGTCCTTTTAACGTTAGTGATTTTGCTTATTCTGATATAAATGCGACAGTGCCCTATACTGGATATTTTGTATATAATGGTGAAACGTATTATTATAGTGATGGTTATGGTTCTGCAAGCACTTGTCCAATCTCGGTTGGGTCGTTTACTTTCACAGCGGTAGCTGTTAATGGTGGTGGATATGGCGAGATTAGTTGGACTTCAGCAGCTAATGCTGTTTCGTATTCTGTTTATCGTTCTGAAGATAGTGTTATTTATTCTCAAATTTTTAATGGTTTAACTAATAGCTATCAAGATTTCTCCGCATTAGGTGGAGGAAATTATTACTGGTATAATGTTGCTGCATTTAGTGGAGGTTATTCTTTTAGTGGCTCTCCGCAAATGGTTTATTTCTCATGACATGACAACTAACTTTAATTATCCAATCGTTGAAATTTCATCATCTTCTGAAGTCTTAAAATCAGAAGACGGGGAGATTTATAATTTTTTATTTTCTGGAGGAAATTATTCAGATTCAGAATTGTGCATTCCTTCCGAAGAAGAAGGCTCAAATTATTATTTTTATTCAGGAGATGGGCAAATTTCTGCTGTTGAAGTAAAAAACTCTTCTATTTAAAGTGTAATTCTATATATGGCAGCAGGCACATATAATTTAACTGGTTCAAATGCACTAGAGAGGGGCGCATGCTATTCTTATTCTGTTGATTTAAGCACTTCAACAGGAGAATACTCTCTTTCTGGCTACAGCGTGTCTGGATATTTACGACGAAAATGGGACGGCTCTTTTGGCCCAAATTGGACAGCCACAATTTTAAGCACAGGCTCTGGCATTATTAATCTAGAATTAGATGGTAGCCAAACATCTCAATTGTCTTATGACGCTTACGAGCAAGAAATTTTTATTTATCCACCTAGCAGCGGTTGTCCCGTGAGAATCATCAAGGGTGATGTAGATGTTCAAGGAAGGGGATTTGAATAATGGCTTCTGATATTTCTGTAACAATCAATCCTCCAGCGCAGATTGGAGTCACAATTTCTGACGGCGTTCCTAAGCATTCTGCAACGCATGCTCCAGAAGGAAGTGATTCTCTTTCTGCTTATTATGTTACTGGTTCAGTGGTGCGCCCAAGCGAAACTGGAAGTTTTATTACAACTTCTCAAACGGGTGGGTTTGTTACCACTGGACAAACAGGATTTTATACTGGAGTTTTTTATCCTTATTCATCCAATCCTAATGGGTATGTGCAAGGTTCTGTTGTTCGCCCCTCCAATACTGGCGCATTTTTGGACACTGGCAGTAGTCAAACAATTAATTCATTAAAGAACTTTTTAGTTCGCCCAACAGTTAACGGCACTGGAGTTTTATTAAGTGGCGAATCTGCTGGTACGACCAATACAGGATCATTAACTGGAGCTTTTTATCCTTTAAATTCTAACCCTAGTGGTTATATTACTGGAGTTGATTTAACCAATTATGTTACAAAGTCTTCAACAGGAGTTTTTGTAACCACTGGACAGACTGGCAGTTTCATTACAACCTCCCAAACTGGACAGTTTGTAACGACTGGACAAACAGGGACTTTTGTTGTCTCATCTCAGACAGGCGCATTTCTTACTACTGGCGCTGCTGATGGCCGTTATGCTTTGCAGTCAGCTACGGGAGTTTTTGTAACAACTGGGCAGACTGGTTCGTTTATCACAACTTCTCAGACTGGACAATTTGTTGGAACAGGATCAACTGGCTCTTTTGTGACTGGTTCTGTAGTGCGCCCAAGCGAAACAGGAGCATTTTTAACAACTGGTGCAACTGGTAATTTTATTACGTCGAGCCAAACAGGGCAGTTTGTTTCTACTGGAGCAACTGGTTCTTTTGTTACAGGTAGCGTAGTTAGACCAAGTGAGACTGGTAATTTTATCACTTCTTTTCAAACGGGACAATTTGTGAGCACAGGAGTAACTGGCTCTTTTGTTGTTTCATCTCAAACAGGAGCGTTTTTGACCACAGGCGCGGCAGATAGTCGTTATGCTCTTCAATCTGCTACTGGGGCTTTTGTTACCACTGGACAGACTGGACAATTTGTTACAGGTTCTGTTGTGCGTCCAAGTGAAACAGGTATTTTTATTACTACTGGGCAAACTGGTTCTTTCATTACAGCTTCTCAAACTGGAGCATTTTATCCAAATAGTAATCCATCTGGATTTATAACAGGAGTTGATCTAAGCAGTTATGCAACAATAAGTTATGTTACTGGAGTAAGCGGATATTTACAGTATCAAATAAGTAACTTTTCAGGTTCTAGTTCAACTGGCAGTTATGTTTCTTTAACGGGTAATGAAACGATTTCTGGGATAAAAAATTTTATATCTAGGCCAACCGTTAACACTACAGGAGTTTTAATAAGCGGCGATGCTGTTGATACCATTCATTTGTATGGTAAAAATGACGAACCTTTTACTTTAAACAAGGGTAGGCCAGTTTATATTGGCGGAGCAAATGGCGCAAATCCTTTAATAAAAGCTGCCGCTAATACTGGAGAATTTTCATCTTCAAAAACTATTGGTCTTCTAGCTCAAGACTTGTCAGTTAATGCTCTTGGTTATGCAATAACCGAAGGGATTTTAGAGGGTTTTGACACTAGCGCTGGCGCTGCTGGTGATCCTATGTGGTTAGGGTCAACGGGACAAATACTTTATGGCACTGGCAATAAACCTTATGGTTTAAATAATTTAGTTTATCTTGGCGTTGTTTTGCGTTCTCAGTCAGTCAATGGCAAGGTCTATGTTAAAATTCAAAATGGATTTGAAATAGAAGAGTTGCATAATGTTTACGCAAACAATCCACTTAATAAAGACTCGTTGTTCTACAATTCTGGAAGCGGAGCTTGGTTCGCTAGACAAGTTAATACTGGAGACGTATCAGGAATTTCAGCTTATGCTTTGGCCGCAGATACTGGTTCGTTTATTACAGTCTCACAAACTGGAGCGTTTGCCGCTTCCGCGCTCACGGGCGCGTTCCTAACCACGGGCGCGGCAGATGGCCGCTATTACGGTTTGAGTAACGGCCAAT